TGTGCCATGATTCCATCCTTTTTCAAAAGCTGTTTCTGGAGATTCAAAACACGCTTTTTCTAATGAATCACAACTTATACTTATCAATTTGATTCTATTTTTATAATTTTGTTTCAAATTCTCCTTTGCATATCCAATAATTGATGATGTACCACCATTAATTTCAATTGGCTCATTTAAAAACAACCTCACGCAATTCAAATCTGATGGAATATCAAAATTCACAGAGTGAATATTGAATAAATGAAATGAATCAGAATAATCGGTCAAGATGCAAAAGTTTTCTTCACCTATTTGCTTTGCAAGTAAAACAATTTTGTTAAATCCATTTTCACCCCAAAATCCATCATTTTTTTCACCTGTTGGAACAATCAAAAATTCATTAAATGTTCCAGATGTCTTTGGAATTGCGTTATCAATTATTTGTTTTAATTTCTCAGTCAAATTTCTTTCCTTTCCGCTTGCAATATAACCGTAATATTATATTGCACCATTGCCCCAATGCCCTGTCCTATACTCCACAAGGCTTTGTGGCTCTTTTTCTCTCATGAATACTTTTTGAAAAAATCCACCCTCATTTTTCATTATTTTTATTGCCTAAAATATCAATTATTTTGGCAAGTGATAGTGCAATATCTTGCAAAATAGCCTCTCTCCTAAGATGTGGAAATGATACATTTTTATATAAATCCTTAAATCTCTTTTTTTGTTCTTCAAACTCTGACATTATTACTCCTCTCTTGAAAAATTCATGCCCTCAAGCTTTTCTCTTTTTTGAGCATCACTTGTCCTTGTGTAGAGCCTTGTTGTGTCCAGACTATTGTGTCCAAGTATGTCTGCAAGTTCTGTGATGTTGTTGGAATAAGTGTTCAAAAAGACCTGTGCAAATAAATGCCTAAATGAATGAGCATGAACTTTTTTCTTTTGCACTCTGGCACTGCCTGCAACTGATTTCATCTGTCTCCAGATAGTAGAGGCATTGACCATCTTTCCATCAACAAAGGCACTTGGAAAAAGGAATCCCTCTTTAATGCCTTGCTCTTTGGCATATCTTTTCAACTCTCTCATCAAGTCCTGTCTGACAATGATTGTCCTTTCCTTGCCCTTGTTAAATGCATCAATGTAATTGCTCCCAAGGTTTTCAACCTTAAAATATCGCAATTCAGAGATTCTGATTCCTGTCATGGCAAGGATTTTCATGATGTAGTAAAGTTGGTGTTTGCCTTGTCTTTTAGCAAATCTCAAAAGTCTCTTGTAGTCTGCGACACTCAAAACCTCCTCATTGCTCTGCTTGGATTGCATCTTGATTTTCTTGATAGTCAAATCTTTTAGATCTAGCCATTTCAAGAACTTGTTGATTGTCACAATCCAAACATTGATTGAATTGGTTGAGCCTGCAATCTCACCAAGATAAATCTTGTAATCTATCATTGTTTCTTTGGTGATGACTGCATCCTCTGGCAACCAATTGATGAATTTGAGAACATTTGCTTTGTACTGAGACAAGGTGCTTGGAGCATATTCTTGGAGTTTTTGTTCCAGAATCCACTCATCAAGTTTTGAAATCAATTCATTCTTTGTCATTTTGATTCCATGTTCTCACCCCCATATTAAATTTTTAATAACTCAAAGAATTTATTCAAAAATGATTAGAAATAGAGTTTTGACCTCATAGATGCCCCAATTAGATATGTTTTGGTCTCAAGATTTTTTAATAGACCCCAATTTCTCATCAACTCTGTTCTCCCGTTCATTGATTTTGTCAATCAATATATAGACTTGCTTTGCATCTTTTATCTGAACAACTTTACCTCTGATGTCATCCAAAACTGTTCCATCACGCAAAACATGAGTGACTCTCATAATCTAGTCCTCCTCATCTGTTTGAAACAATTCCTCAATGCTCATATCAAGTCCAAGTGCCTCTTTAATTGCCAAGGCATCATCTAGTGAAAATTTAGACCTACCATGATATTTGTCTGACATAGTTGTCTGTTTCATTCCGATAAGCCTTGCAAGTCCTGCTACACTCAAATTTTGTCTTGCAATTTCTGCTCTCAGATTTGGAAACATTCCAATATCCCTCCTTTTCGTTATTCTGTAATTTTCTATTATGATTTCGTTGAATCGTCATCATATTTCTAATATTATTCAATTTTCCGAAAATGTCAATGCTACTTTCGTTATAGCGAAACTATAAACCACACTATAAACGCATGGTAAAATATACCTTGCGGAATATCGAAAATTAATATTGTATTTACGTTATAGTATGAGTAAAATTATTGAGGAAAGGAGATTTAAAATGACAACTGAGGATAAACTAAAAAATCTTATTGTTTGCAAGTATGGCAGTATGGTCAATTTTTCAAAAGAAATTGACATGGCAAATTCCACTCTTGCAACAATCATGAAAAATGGCATTCACAAAGCAAGTGTCAATAATGTCATCAAAATATGCCAAGCACTTGGAATTAGTGCTGATGAACTAGCACATGACAAAATAATTCCTGTCAATTCAAATACAAAAAACATTTCTAATAAAACTGAACTCAATGAAATAGTTGAGCATACTCCAGAGAACATTGAAAAATTTAGATTCCTAACAATTGATGGAAAGCCAATGAACAATGAGGAAATTGAATTGTTATTGGACTGTTTGAATTTGACAATTGGACTAATTAGAAAACAAAGAGAAAGAAAAAGTATTTAAGGAGTAGATGAAAAATGAGAGTTGCATTATATGTTCGTGTATCAACTCAAGAGCAAGCAAGAGAGGGATATTCTATTGGTGAACAAATTGAGAGATTGCAGAAATATGCTGATGCAATGGGATGGATTGTTTTCAAGGTCTACACTGATGCAGGTTTCACAGGAGCAAACACAGACCGCCCTGCACTGAAAGACCTCATCAAAGATGTAAAGAATGGCAAGGTTGAGAAAGTTGTGGTCTATAAATTAGACCGTCTTTCTCGCTCTCAGCTTGACACTTTATATTTAATTGAAAAAGTGTTCCTTGCGAACAATACCGATTTTGTGAGCATGAATGAAAACTTTGACACATCCACTCCTTTTGGTAGAGCCATGATTGGGATTCTGGCAGTGTTTGCCCAACTTGAAAGAGAGCAAATCAAGGAAAGGATGACAATGGGCAAGGATGCAAGAGCCAAAGAGGGAAAATGGAAAGGTGGAAAATGTCCAATTGGATATAAATATGTTGATGGTGAATTGGTAGTTGATGAATTTACTGCAATGCAGGTCAAGGAATTGTTCAAAGTGTTCACTGAGGGAATGCCACTGAGAACTATTGAGAGAGTGTTTAATGAAAAAGGTTATAAAAATCAATATGGCAAGAGTTGGAGTCCAAGACAGATGAGGAGGACTCTGGACACAAAAATATATATTGGTCTTATTAAACACAAAGACACTTGGATTCAAGGCACTCATGAGCCAATCATTGATGAGGAGACTTTTGAACTAGCAGGAAAAGTCCTGCATGAAAGACAAAGAGTTTTTGCAGAAAGTGGAGTCAAAGGTGGAATTGCAAATCAATCAACCTATCTTGGAGGACTCCTGCACTGCACTCATTGTGGTGGTAGATATAGCAAATATAGAACAGGCTCATCCCAGAGCAAGATATATTGCAATTATGGTTGTTATTCAAGACATAAAAAAGTCAAGAACATGATTAAAGACCCTAACTGCAAAAATAAATCATATAGAGTTGAGGAACTTGACAACATCATCATTGATGAAATCAAGAAACTTGCCATTGACCCATCATATATTTATGAGATTAAAACACATCATCAGCAGACTGATGAAATTATTCAAAAGACTAATATCATTCAAGAAAAGATTGCAGATCTTGAGAATCAGATTTCAAGATTCTTGGACTTATACGGAAAAGGCAGATTCACATTTGAGCAGTTGGACAAGCAAATCATCCCTCTGGAGGAGCAAAAGAACAAACTTAATGAGGAATTGGAATCTCTTGCAGATGAGGAGACAGAGAGCATGAGTGAGGATGAGGCAATTGAAATTATTGAATCATTTGAGGAGGCTCTGGAGAGAGGCAACTTTGATGAAATTAGAGGAATCATCACATCACTCATTAATCATATAGACATAGACAATGATGACATCACAATCTATTGGAATTTCATGTGATGTAACAATCATTATATTTTTTTGAGTTTTGATGCCATATTAGGACAGTGGTTTTATCTATTGACCTAATATGGCATCATTTTTTTATGCAAAAGAAAAGAGCCACCCACAAAGGATGGCTCAATTCTCATTTGGAGAAATGTTTTGTACTTCTTGCAATGATTATATCACAATTTTTTTTCTGATTGGAGTTTTTCAACTCTGTGTTTGATATAAGAATTGCCACCAATTTTGAGATAGTGTTCATACTCCTCCCAGAATCTCTCTTGTTCCACATCAGAGATTTTGTTTCCATGCTCAAAATCTCCTAGACATCTGACAAGGTAATTTTTGCATGATTCCATGTCCACTCTCTCAACATTTTTCTTTAGATCATCAATGCTCTCTTGGAAAGGTGCAAACTGTTCCAAAATTAATTTTTCAAGAAAATTTTTCATTCCTTTATACAAAAAGCCAACACCACCAAAAAAGCCAACCATAAATGTTAGTGCAAAAGAAATTTCTCCAATTGTTATATTTTCCATGAATTATCTCCATTTACCTTTTACATGAATGTTGATGGTTATTGTTCCACTGTTGCCATTTCTAACAACTGTGATTGATGTTTGGGTGTTATCAAGTGCATTTGCAGTTGATACCCAACCAACTGCCCCTCCACAATAGTTCACTGTGGCATTTATAATGGCATCAGTGATGTTGAATGGATATGGCACTCTTGTGTTGCCATAATTGAGACCTGTGGAAAGATAGGCATTCCATGTGATATTTGAACTGTCAATCTCATATTGACCCCAACATTCACAATCTCCACTTGCATATTTTTCATATGTCCAGATTCCAGATGTGCCTTGGTCAACAATAAAATCATCAAGCAATTCTCCATTAATCTCAAGAGAGTTTTGATTCTGAGGAAAACAGTTGATTCCAACAGAGGATTTCAGCTTGTCAAAGTAAATGATAGGCATTCCTCTGGAGATATATGCAGTGTATGTGTTAGTTGCACCAAGACTGTCAGTGAGAGTAATGACAACAGTCCATGCATAATTATTATCAAGATTGACCACTGATGTGACATTGTCCTGCACTGTTCCGCTCACTGTTGGAGCAGAATCACCATCTTTTGTGGCTTGATAAGAGATTGTGATTTGATTGTTGCCATTGATTGATGAAAACCTTGCATCAACAGTCAAATCTGTCTCAGTATAGAAATTATCTTGCCTCTCAAGAGTCACAATTGCTGATGGAGTAATCCAATCAAGCATTGAAATGGTCACACTCTTTGTGGCAGTCAGTCCTCTTGAATCTGTGACAGTAAACACTGCCTCAATATCTGTTCCAGAATCAATGACTCCACCTGTTCCTGTGGCAGAATTTCCGCTCACAGTGAGGTTGATGGTTGTTCCATTGACTACAACACTGCAAGCACTAATTGTTGCCCCATTCAAGGCAGAAAGACTGCTTGCAGTATAGCTTGGAGTTGACTTGTTTTGAACAATGTCTTGATTGTTGCCTGTCAAAGCAATTGTTTGACTGTTTGTGTCTTGATAAGCAACTGAACCTATATTTGGAGCACAAACATTTGCATTGACTGAATATGTTCCACCTGTTTTGGTTGTGATTTGAGTGCCATATGTAACTTTGACTTTATATGTGCCACTCTTTGAATTTGGAATAGATGCATAAAGTTTATTTACAATTGATTCAATTATCCATCCACTGATAGATGTTCCACTGACTGTGTCTGTTTGTATGACACTGTTATCTGCTCCAAGCATGGACACTTGAACAGTTCTGCCAAGTGGATTGAATAGTCCAATTGTGACCTTTTCACCAATTGTGAAATTTGGCATTGAATTTGCATATGGATATGCATATGTTGTCACTGCCAAAGCAGATGAGGTTGTTGTCAGTTGATTGTCTTTTCTTCTGATTCTAGTCTTGATTTGATAGGTTGTATTTGCAGACAATCCGCTAATGGTATATGAACCCTTTGACCCATCTGCAACATCTATTCCTGTCCATGTAGAGCCATTGTTTGTTGAATACCAAATATAATCAATGACTGTGTCTGATGTCCATTGAATTGTTGCAGTTGTTTCTGTTTTGGCAGTTAAACTCTGATTGACTGTGGCATATCTTTGAATTGGAGTGAGTGTCATTGAGCCATTTCCAGAAATAGTGCCAAGCTGAGTGCCACCCCAATTGATGTCAAGTTGACATTTTCCACTGAATGAGAGTGTCTTTGTTCCATCTGCATTGTGTGGAATGGTCATTGTGCCACTTAAAAGAGTTTTGTTTCCAGAGCCACCAATTGTGCCACTGCCATTGACTGTTGTGCCATTAATTGTGACAGACCATGCCTTTGTTGCACTTGAGGTCACTGTGGATGGTCTCACAAGTGTTAAAACATAACTGACAGTTGATGTGTTGTTTTGAGCACTCTGAGACTGTTGTGTGACTGTCAATGTGCAATATGGTCTTGTACCGCTTTGACCAAATGTAATTGTTGCCATGACCTGTCCTCCTATGTTTTAGCTGAAACCAAACCAATGCCCTCATTGACAACAGTGTTGCCCTGCATGATCTGGATTGGAATAAATCTCAATTGATTGCAGAGAGTGATTTCCTCCTCAACCACACTCTTTTTCATGTGAAACTCATCACCATTGACCCAATAAATTTGATTGCCATTGCGGTCATATCCTGCAAAACCAACCTCATCATTCATGACAACATATGAGCCATCAAGACCATACATCTTGAGACCATCTTTGTTCATGACTCCAACAAGATTGTTTGCATTATCGTATAATTCAAGGATTCCGCTTGCATTTGAATGAGAGCCAAGTTTCAATGTGCCACCTTTTATCATATCTGCAACCAAATTGATGACATTGATTGCCTGCATATTTAAAGTGCCATCAATAGTCCAAGCACTTGTGAAAGTGCCATTGATTCCACTCTGGGAGAATCCAATTCCACCATTATTGATTCTGATGACATTGACTGCACTATCCTTTGGCAGTCTATCAAGCACAAAAATTTGGTCTCCATCATAAATGACATATGAATCTCCCATGACTCCCATAATTGAATCAGTAGCCTGTTGCAATTCATCATTCAGTATTGCAGAAATGTCCTGCATTTGATTGCTCACATTTTGGTCAACAGATGCAGTGATATTTCCCACCAACCCAGAAAGAGTCTGTTTGAAATTCCCAAACTCAATCTCTGTGTATTTTTCTAAAATGCAATCATAGTCATATTTGATGACATTTGTGAGCAGATTGACACCAAGCCTCTCATCAATCACCTCAACTGTGTCACCAATGTCTGTGATTTTCTCAATATTGGCTTTTAATGTGTAATTTACTTGTGGCAATGAATTTGCCTCAACATATTCAGTGGCTTGCATCAATAAATCATTAACAAGTGCTTGCTGATAGTCCTCCTCAGATGCATAATCCTCTTGAGAGATGTCATCTTGAGTGAATGAGACTGTTTTTGTATAAGGCAAATTATATTGAACAGTGCTAGTCACATAAATATTTGCAGATGGATCAAGAGCATTTAAAAGCAGACCATCCTTGCCGACAGGCAATAATTTGGTCACAACTTTATCCCAATTTTCAGTGCAAGTGATGTCTTTTAAATTCTTTTTGTATTGAACTGTGACTCCATTATCCTGTCCAATTATTGTTCTGATTGCAATTTGAAAATTATCTCTGACAAGATGACCACCCCACCGCTCAATTACTGTCTGAATAGCCTCATAGAGAGACTTTCTGACACATCTGAAAGAATTGACTGTGCCAACATCGGAAATGGTTGTGAACTCGCTCTGAGGCTCTGTTGCACTGTTCAAATGGTCAAGAGCATCATTGCAGTTTTTATCCACAACATAGGAATCCGCAATGAGATAGTTTTTTGAATCATAAAAAACATGATAACACTTGGATGTCAGCTTGCTTTTTGTCTTTTGGACATTGCCAATTCTAAATGCTTGGTCTCCTTGTGGTGTGTTTGCAACTACAATGTTGCCCTCCACAAGATAATCCACATAATCCAAGCCTGTCTCCAGAGCCAAATAAAAATCTCCATTGTCCTCTTTATGAACTTTGGCTTTTAGTGGTTTTAAAACTGCATCACCATTTGATGAGAAAGATGTGTCAGTTTGACCAAAGACTTTTATCATGTTTTCTCACCTCATTTCTCAAAATTATTCAGTTGGAGTCTCCTCAGATGGCTCTGGAGTATACACCCATGTTTCATTTTTTAGAATTTCTGTTGAATAGGTTGTAATTAGATTTTCCTCAATGCTTTCAACATTTGGTGTTAAAGTGTCATAACGCTGAGTAATTACATCCTCCATCAATATAGATGTAATACGTTTTGGACCTCCACCAATTACATTGAAAGCCTCATGAAATTTTCTCAAGGCAGTGTCCTTGTTATCATAGGATGTGATGCTTTTTTCAATTGAACCACTTGAAAGTTCTTTGATAATGATTACATAATTCATTGTTATTTCCTCCTTTGTATATTTTAAACCTCAAAAACAAAACTATATTGTGCTTGATTTTGATAACTAATACCACTAAAAATGTAAGTGCCTGCTCCACACCATACACCATTTACATATCCATTTACTAATGTTCTACATGAACCATTAGTAATACCTATTCTTCCATCACAGGTTGCAATTTCTGTTCCGGAATAATTTGCAGAACCGGATGAAACTGCACCATTAGTGTCTATTCTTTTATAAAATACTTGTGGATTACTACCGCTTGCATTAAAACAAACAGAATAGACAGTGGTTGGTCTAACAGGAGGCACAGACACATCAATATACCTATAATTATGAGTTGCACCTAAATCATGCCTACCATTGGCAGTTAGAGAACTATATATTGCAGTATTATTGTTTGGTATATTGCTTATATTTGTTGACATTGTGGCAAATGTGGCATCTGATGCAGTAGTCACACCCTTTGCAGTGATGGCAGATGCAACACTACTTTTCCCATCACTGACAGATTTTTTTAAATCAACTAACTCATCACCAACATTGTCATAAGTCACATTTGTTCCCACAGTAATTGTGTCACCTTGAGAAATGGCATTGGTAACTTTGCAAAGTCTATTGCCAAAGACAAGAAAATCTCCAACTGCATATGATTGAGAGGCAGTGTTGGAACTCTCCACAGTTGCAAAATTTTGATAGACTGATGCAACATCTGCGTTTATTACATTAAAAGTTGATGTTGTGCCATCATTGTATGTGATTGTATATGTGTCAGTTGTTCCAACGGTTGCAGTCTTGTCAATGCTTGTGATACCTCTGCCATTAGTTACATCAAAAGTTGAGGTTGTGCCATCAGTCAAAGTGATGGTGTATGTGTCAACTAAAACATTTGTGCCTGTCTTTTCTATGCTTGAAATACTTTTGCCATTTGTGACAGTGAATGTTGAGGTTGTATTATCATTGAAAGTGATTGTGTATGTGTCAACAAGACCACTTGTGCCTGTCTTTTCAATGCCTGTGATACCTTTGCCATTTGTAACATTAAATGTGTATTTTGTGCCATCAGTCAAAGTAATTGTGTATGTGTCAACAAGCACATTTGTGCCTGTTTTTTCAATGGATTCAATGCTCTCACCATTGTCTCCTTTTTTTAGCAAGACTTTGACATCTTCTATTTTTCTTGGATCATGTCTGCTCATTTCATTTCCTCCTTAATTTGTGACATCCTGCTCAATTTCAAGGACACCTTTCTTGAGAGTGTAAATGTCTGAACCAACACCAATCTGAAAATCATAAAAATACCGCCCTGCCTCAACACTTTCTGTGTCCTCTGGAGCAACTCTAATCAACAAACAGTCATCAAATTGAGTAATTCCTGCCCCAAGAGACTTTCTAAAAATGTTTGTCTCATCTGTGCCTAGTTTTTTGCAAGTAAAATCAGCAGAATCAACAGTGACTAGATTTCCATCTGAATCTTTGATTTCAACATTGAATGAAAGAGTGTCACCTCTTGTCATTGTGATATTTTCGTTTTCCATTTTGAAATTTGTTCTCATCATATCCACCTCGAAAAGTTTTCTATCTCAATTGCAGTCACATCTCCTGTCCATGAGATTGTGTTTGAGCCTATCTTTAAAGCCAAATCACTATAATCTCCTTGCACAGACCGATTCATAAGAATATCACCTTGATATGCATTCATTTGAGCAGAATCAATGGTGATGTTTTCTGCATCTGCAAGGTTTATCACAAAAATCTGTGTTCCATTTAGACTCAGATTAATTGTGCCACTGCCAAAAATATTGAGAATAGGTTTTGCAGTTGTGTTTCCTCGATTAAAAACAGAAACACTATCAATGCTTTCATTGAAACAGAAAACATTGAGTGTGAAATTTATTGCAGTTCCACTTGTAATGTAAAACCATACATAATTGAATGTTTTAGATGCAGAAAGAGTGGCAGAAAGTGTGGCAAGACCATCATTGGAAAGTGGCAAATAAGTGCCTCCCAAAGAGTCTGCATCTGATGGAACATCACTAATTATTCTAATAGAGCAAGCACTCTCACCTGTGCCATTTGTTGAGCCAACAATTGTGTAATCTCCTGCATCCAAAGACATTGGATTGATTGGCACATAAAATTCTGTTGCACTTGTGGCAGTTCCTTGAATGGAAACAACACCATTTTCCACATTGATTGTGACTCCATTCTTGGTTGCAGAATAGTTTTTAGGACTTAATTCATTTTTACTAAATGATAAAACATCATCAACTGCTGAATATTTGAATGGTTGCACATGAAATGTGACTGTTGCAGTCTTAAACCTTAATAATTTCTCCAAGTCAATCTGTTCTATGATTTCATAGTTATAATATTTGTCTGGCTCATTGGAAAAAATCACAGTTCCCTCAGTTGAAAAGAACTGAATGACCTCATCCACATCATAATCACCAAAAAGACCAATGGACATTTGCTTGTTATAAGCTGAATATCCCAACTTGGTCACAATATCACCATCCCTGCCATCAATCTCCTCAACACTAGTTCTCATTAATGGTTTGGAGATTGGAGGCAAGGACTGAATCAATAATCCTTGTATAGTTGTACTTTTGACACCATTTAGGATGACATAATCCATGCCTCCACCTCCTTATGTGTAAACAAGTCTTGTGACAGTCTTGTCAACAAATTTGCCCATCTCCTCATCATCCATTTCAATCTTGACTTGATAGAGTGCATCTTTAAAAGCAGACACCATTGCATCAAAATTGCCTGTCTGAGAGGTTGTGGCACTTGTTCCTGTGATTCCTGTTGGGAGTGAATTATTAATGTCCTGTGTGACAGTTTTCATTTCATTCACAAATCCAACATCAAGACCTTGTGCCATATAATTTCCGATTTCTGCCCAGACTTTTGATGGAGAACTGATTTTCATTCTTGCCTTTGCTGACCTAACAATTGCATCAACCATGTTATTGACATCTCTTGAAATTGCTCCTTGCTGAGATAGAAAACCAACTCTGAGACCATCTGCAAAGTTGACTCCCATAGATCTAAATGAATTATAGAATCCATTCAAAACAGAAATCATTGTCTGTGCAAGAGATGTTGTTGTGCTAGAAAGAGCACCTTTGCCACTTGCAAAACCACTGTTCAATTGATTTACAAGCAATGTGCCAATCTCTCTGAATCTGCTTGAGAGACTCTGGAATGTTGTCACAAGCTGATTTGCAATTGATTGAGCAGTTGCAATAAGAGTGTCTCTTGCTGATGTCATTCCAGAATTTATGCTTGTCACAATCTGTCTGCCAACAGTTAAAAATTTAGTATTTGCAGTCGTAAAAGATTGAACAATGCCTTGAATTATCTGATTTACAAGAGTAGTGACTGTTTGCTTGGATTGAGTGATTCCTTGCACAATCATTTTTGTGATATTTGAACCAATTGCAGTGAATTGAGCCTTGTTTGCAGTGAAAGTCTTTACAATGTCACTTGCAAGTTTGTTTGCAGTGCCTGTCAAGTCTTTTGAGCCACCATCCATGCCCTTGGCAAGTGTTTTGATAGTGTCATCACCCTCTTTTTGCATCTGCTTGTTGACATTGTTCATCTCATCAGAGAATCCCTCTCCAATACCCTCTGCCAAGAATCCTCCAACTTGGTCTTTCATGACTTTTGATGGAGATGAAATGCCAAAGAATCCCTTGATGCCATCAAGAATGCCTTGCCCAAATCCTTTGATTTTTTCTAAAATCCATTCTCCTGCATTGCTGATGCCCTCCCAGAGACCTTGAACAAGTTGCAATCCTGTCTCTGCCATCTGTGGAACTGCCTCAACAATACCTGTCACAATTGCAGAGATAATCTGTGGCAATGCTTGAACTATTCCCATGATAATTGCAGGCATATTCTGAACTAATGCAACAAGCAACTGCACTCCTGCCTCAATAATTGCAGGTAAATTCTGCATGAGACCATTGATGAGTCCTGTGATGAGTGTTGGCAGTGCTTGAACTATGCCATTGATGATTGTTGGCATATTTTGAACTAGAGCAGTCAACAGTTGCACTCCTGCCTCAATAATCTGTGGCAACATACCAAGCAATGAATTGACAATGCTTGTGATTATTGTTGGTAATTGCTCAATTAATTGAGGGATTGCACCAATAATGCCATCAGTAAGAGCCATTAAAAGACCAATGCCTGCCTCAATAATGAGAGGTAAATTCTCAGTGATTGCAGTGACAATGTCTGTGATGATTTGAGGCAACATTTCCATCAATTGAGGAATTGCATCAGTAATTCCTTGAATCAAACCAACAATGATCTGAATGCCTGCCTCAATAATCTGAGGCAATAATGAAATCAATGATGCTACAATTTGAGGGATTAACTCACTAATCACACCCACAACCTCTGGCAACACTGATAGAATTGTTGAGATTGCTCCACTGACTGCATTCATAATGACAGGAATGTTCTGTTGAATGATTGGAACAACTGCTTTTATTAATTGAGGCAACATTGTTTGAATTGCCTCAGACATACCTGTGATTACTGTGGATATTCTTGGGATAAGTGTACCAAGCACACCACCCTTGCCATCCTCAGTGATAAGTGTTCCAACAAAATTCTTTGCCAAATCTCCAAAATTGGCATTTTCATCTGCCATTCCTGTCAACATATTTTGCCAAGCTGATTTCATTGAGTTTGTTGAACCCTCAATGGTTGAACTAGCCTCTTTTGAGGTTGTTCCCATAATGCCCATATTTTTTTGAACAACTGAGATTGCATTTGCAACATTGGCAAATGACATATCATTTGCATCAATTGTGAATCCAAGTTCTTTTTGAACATCAGTCATCTTTGAGGCATCTGCAATAAGTCTTTGCATCTCCTCTTTTGTTCCACCATAACCAAGTTTGAGATTGTCAAGCATGGTATAGTTGCCCTTTGCAAAGCCTTGATATGTGTATTGAATTGAGGCAATGTCTGTGCCAAATGTATTGGCATTGTCAGACATATCTCTGATTGCTCTATCTGCAATTTCAGTTGCCTTGGCAGTGTCTCCATCCAAAGATTGAATCAATGATGCTGAAAAGCCTGTGACGGTTTCCATATATTCATTTGCACTCATTCCTGCGGTTGAAAATGCCTTGTTTGCATTATCAATAACAGACTGTGCCATTTCATCACCAAAAATCTTTTTGACACCGCCCTCCAACTGCTCAAACTCTGCATATCCATCAATTGCCTGCTTTCCAACCTCAACAAATGATGCTCCAAGTTGCTTGAGACCACTGATGGCACTTGTAATTGCCTGTGATGCAAGATTTGCAAGGACACCTTTCATGACAGTGAATCCCTCTGAGGCTTGCTCTGTTTTTTCCCCCATATTTTCGATTGCCTGTGATGTCTGATTAATTGTGGTCTCTGCATTGGCAGTCTGGATTCTCATTTGATTGACTGCTTTGCCCTGTGCCTCATATGCTTTTTCGCTTTTTGTGACCTCTTGAGATAAATCAGTGACAACTTTCTGTTGTTCTTGATATTCTTTTGAGGATGTGCCAAGTGTCCTGCCTATTTCATCAAGTTTCTGCTTTTCTTTGTCATACTCTGCAACTAACTGTTGATGTTTTTGACCTGTTTTTTGATATTCTGCGGTCATGTCTGCAAGTTGACCTTTTAAGGTTGAAAGAGCAGACTTTTGTTGTTCCAGAGATGACTTTAAATCCTTTGAGGCATTGGCAAGGTCTTTTGTTGACTTATCACCTGCATCAAATGAACTTGATGTGGCTTTCATTTCTGAGGAAACCACTTTCAATTGTTGCGTAATCTGTGACAATGCCTTTTTATATTCAGATTCACCTGTCAGCTTGACAGAGCCACCGAAACCTGCCATGTGTTCACCTCCTTAAAACCATTCTTCATCTTGTTGAGATTTGATGAATGCCTCTCGATAAGTCATATTTGACTGTGTGAGCTTCATTTCATAATCCCAATTATCTTTGTAATGCTCATACAATTTATTGAACATTTTTATTGTCAGTCTCCCTGTCTCTTTGAAAGACAAATTGAGTTTTGTCTTTCCGATAAAATAAAGCCAAGAAAAGTCTATGACAGGATCATACTCATCTTGGATTACTCGTTTTTTTCTTCATTCTTTGAACTCTCAATGACAGTTCTGTTCATCTCAGCAGTAACATTGGCAAGTCCAATCTCTGTGATAATTCTGCCAACCTGCTTGCGTGTAAATGGCTTTATGTCTGTGCCATTTTCCTCATTGTCAATGTCAATGCCCTCATTGAGCATTTCAGTGATGCCAAAGATGACTGCCTTTGCATCTGGCTCACCATTCCATTTTGCTTTTTCTTCATCAGATAACTCATCCCAAGAGATTTTATGCTTTGATTTCTCATATTCTCTCTTGGCATACTCTGTGCCATCTGTCAGTTCACCCCAAACATCAATAGAGCCATATTCCTCTTGAATGGTTTCCATGACATTGAGGTTGAAAACTAGCTTGTATGATTTACCTTTATATTGGATTTCCCCATTAAAATCTTTCATCTCATTTTCCTCCAATATGAAAGGAGCGGAATATGTCATCCGCTCCTTTAGTCTTTCAATAAATTATTCCTCAGTCTCATAGACTGCATAAAGAGTCACATCACCTGTCACCTTGTAGTTGCCTGTAATGTCTGGGATTGTTGCAGTTGCAGATGTATCCCAACCAATGAACACCTCACCCTCTGGAGGAGTGATTCCTGTTCCATCACTAACAGTGATTGTTGCACCAACATAAGTGCTAACAGATGCAACTGAACCTGTGCCACCATTGACATTATATGTAACAGTTGCAGGAGTTGATGCTCCAAAGAAACTGTTCAAATATGCCTGTGCCTCTGCTAATGTGTTGAATGTTTTACTTGCTGACCATCTGCCATCTGCAAGTGCAGAAACCTGCCCCTCAATCTCAGATGTTCCAAATTCAAGAGACTCTCCCTTTGTGTCATTCTCCTGTGATGGCTCTGAGAACTTGACTTTTCTCAAGAACTCCACCTTGTACTTGTAGACTCCACCAACCATTTTTGTGATGATTCTGCCTAGTCCTACATATGGAGCAAAGTCAGATGCATTCCTTTCAATCTCACCATCTGTGATTGTATGTCCAAGCAATGTTGCAAGCATTGTGTCATCCTCATCATCAATGCCAAGAGTCACTGTTCCACTCTGGAATGATGTGTCTGACTCTGCAAGTGCATCATCTGCATAAAGGCTTGCATCATTATTTGAGATGTCCACCTTGCATGAGATGGCTTTTGCAGGCTTTTGTGCAACACCATAGGTTGCAGTTCCATCCTCCTGCTCTGTCAAAATACCGAACAAGAAATTTTTCAATCCGATTTTTGCCATTTCAGTTTTCCTCCTTAAAAATTGCAAAATTTAAGGTCTTGTGATAATAACCTGTGTCAGTCTCAAAGAAATCTTGAGATGATCTGCTTGGTTGCCACACAAAACCATTGTTTTCTAGTAAATCTTTTAAACTCTCAATAATATTTAAAAAGTTGCCTCTGGAATAGACATCAAAATCATAATAATCAACATATCCAATCAACTCATCATCTCCACTGAGGGAATTGTTTGCATCTTGTTGCATATAAACAACATAAGGCTCTCCATGCCCCTCATAAAACATGAAAGAGACAGGAATCTCCACTCCATCCACTGTGAAATTTGAAAAGATTGATTCAATCAATTCATTCATCCAATAATCCTCCACTTGCTCTCTTTTGTGCTTTAAACATGGCTTGCTCAATATCACCCTTTTTGAAAGACTTTCTCATGAAAGGTTGCTTTGGAAATGGGAGATTGCTCCTGCCATACTCAAACACATTTGCCACCAAAGGAGCAGGCACAGTCTTGCCATCCTCATTGACAAAATAACCATAAAAACCAACCTTTGTGTTGATGCCATCATCAGATGGTGTTTTATACACTTTAGTGATTTTTAGGCAATCCATCATTTTAGAATTGCGAATTGACTTTGGCACATTGGCTCTGATATTTGCATTCACAACCTGTGCTCCTGCCTTGGTCATCTCACCAAAGATTTTGTCTGAGTTGTTATAGACCTTTTGAAAATCTTTCATGATTTCTGTTGGTAGTTCCATCTCAAACTTTGCCATTAGTGAGTCACCTCCTTGGCTTGGATTTCAAGTTCCACATTCATTTCACCCACATTGTTGAGATATTCAATGGTGTATGTCTTGCCTTTGAAATCAATCTCCATGTCTCTGTTGATAGCAGTGACAGGATAACGAATTGTGAAATTGGTGAATGCTTTCTCAAAATCAGTGTTGTTCTTGATGAGAGTCATGCCCTTTGTGGTTTTTACCTCGGCATATGGTTGCAACACAAGGACTCTCTGCTTGGACTGAAACCCTGCTGAGTCCTTGACAACTGTTGTCTGAAATATGCTGATTTTTTTATTGTACTTTCCTGCATTAATCATAATAAATTCACCGAGTGCAGACCCAGAATGGACTCAACCACTTTGTTGACATTGTTTGAGTCAACATAAAGTGCTCTATTATCCCACATATCTTGGCACAAAATAAAGACAACAATGATGATGTCCGAAAGATTGTCAAGATTCTCAAGAGTCTGCCCTGTGTACTGACAAATATATGATTTGGCAACTGTTAAAAGTGTATTGAGAGTGTTTGTGTCATCTACTGTCACCTCACTAATTCTCAAATAGTCTGCAACATCTTGAGCAGTGATTTGACTGACCGCTGAAATTTGATTCATAATGTTTTCCTCCTTTTTTTAGGAGTCTGCCTAAACAACATCATGGATTCTATTCTCCTGCCTGTGACTCAGACTGAGACTCAGACTCTGACTCTGATTCTGATTCAGATGTGTCTGTGCTTGTTGATTCAGACTCTGGACTTGTTGAATCCATCCAGACTGCATAAAGAGTCACATTTTCTGTTGGTGTGTATGGACTTGTTGCATCTGGCTCTGTTGCAGTTGCCTCTGTTGCCCATCCTGCAAACACCTTGCCCTCTGGAGCAGTGATTCCTGTTCCATCTGATAGATTGATTGAATTGCCTGCAATAACAGTCTGTGCATCAAGTGTGCCTGTGCCACCATTCACATCATATGTCACTGTGAGAGTGCCAACATTAACTGTTGCAGATGCAAATGTGCTCACATCATATGTGCCATTGGCAGTGATGGTCTTTGTTCCTGTTGGAACAACTTGTGTGTATTCCTCTGCCAATCCATCAGCAATCAACTGATTGCCAATTGCATCAGTGACAGTTGCAATTGCTCCACAAGCAATGGATGTCAACTTGCCTGTTGAACTGTCACGCATTGTAAATGGAATTAATGCTTTTATATTCATTTTTTAACCCCCTTTGACCTTGGAGACCTTGGCTTTTTCTCTGTCACCTTTTGAGGAGCATCTTTTTTTGCCTCCTCAATATATCCTGCCTTGATTAAATCATTAGCAAGGGAGATGTCAGAGATTTCCCTCACATCTCCCTTTGCCATAGAGACAAGACCTGTGAAAGAGATTAATGCTTTATACATCATCCCTCATCACCTCTCTAATTGCTTGCCATTTTAAGGACTGCCATCATCTGAGCATTCTCAACCTTTGCATCAAATTCAAACCATCCAATGACTCCATCTGCGTGTTCATCAGCATATCTCTCTCTGAGAACTTGGATGTTGATGTTCTCTGAGAACTTGGTTGCAAGACCCTTGAAATCTCCATAGTAGATTGCAGAGTTGCCTGCACCGATTTCTGGCATATTGTCAGAAACATAAACAGGCTTTCCAAGCAGGCTTGTGCCAAATGGGAGTGAAATGTCATCCTGCAACATATATCTGCCCATATCATCCTTTAAGAGTCTGAGAGCAGTTCTTGTTGATGGAGACATGATCCACATTGCATTGGTCTGGAATCTGTCCTTGACTGCATCATGTAACTTGATGACCTCATCAGCAGTGATTGCATTTGATGCATCAGCAGTCACAACATTTGTCAGAGTTGAAAGTCCAAGCACCTTTGCAGTAACAGGAGGCACTGCATCTGGATTTGCAGGTGTTCCAACAAGTAACTCATGCTCAATGAAACGTGCAATGTGCTCTGCCATTAAATCAACTACATGGTCAACAATGTTGAACTGTGAGTTGTGAATGAGTGAGCGTGAAACCTTTGCAAGTGCTCCTGCAAGATAGCCTGTGAGTGTCACATTGCTTGTGAACTGTCCAACAGATGATGCAATCTGTGTGAACTCTGTCTGATAACCAACATTGATTGCAGTCTCAGACTCATCATAATATGGAATTGTGAGTGTTCCCTTGACATTGTACTTGCTTGACTTCTCAAGGATTGGACAAATGTCGTAAACTCTGCGGATAATCTTATCTGCAATTGTCTGAGGAACAACTGCACCATTGTCCTCCATTGTGAGATTGACAGGATCTCCATCTCTCTTATTCATAACAGTGTTACGAATAAATGACTCAAATGCCTGTCTTTCCTGCTCCTCAATTGCTCTCTTTTCTGCCTTGCAAGCTCTATCCTTTTCCTCGACTGTCACCTCAGTCTCCTCCTTTGGCTCTCCATCTGGCTTTTTCTCAGAATCAGCCATCTCTCTGAAATCATCATCCAATTTGAGAAACTCCTTAATCTTGCGGACATCATCTCTGATTTCTGCAATCTCCTGCATCTCATCTGGAGTCAATTCTCTCTTTTCTGCCTTGGCAGTTTCAACAATTGACTCTGCTCTTGTGATTAGATCATTTGTCTTTTCCTCTTTTGCTTTTCTCTCTGCATCTGTTAAAAACTTTGACATGGCTTTTCCTCCTCTTATTTTTTCATGTCTGCAATGAGTGAATCCCACTCATCATAATTAATATTTTCCTCAACAGTTTCCTGTTGTTTAGGCACATCATTTGGCTTTTCCTCTGGCAGTTCTCTCAAATGAATCTCATCAGAGAACATCTCACCAAAGAAAATGGAATTTTCCTCAGACCTAACTGCCACAAGTGTTCCATCATATGCAGGTGTCTTTGACCTGTCCAGAATGGAAACCTCCTGCAAATCTAAATCCTTGACATCTCTCAGAGGGAATCCATTTTCATCCCTTTTGTTTTCAACTCCATCTTTGACATCATTAAAACCAAATGACCATCCAACAAGGTCTCCATTTCTTGCTTTCTGTGCAACCTCTGCATCATTAATGACTGCCCTTGCATGGAGTCCAATGTTGTCCTCATTCAATTCAAGAGTTTTGGCTCTTGTGCTTGCAAGGACTCTGGATTCATCATGATTGAGCAGGAGATTGACATTGTCTGCTCTGCCAAGTGCTCTCTTAAAAGCACCCTTGCAGATTCTCTCAATGAATTGACCCATTCTGGACATCAAAGGTTTAGATTTTCGCTCAACTGCGTTGACATAACCCTCAATCTCAACAGTGTCTCCTTTCACTCTAATCTGCATCATTTCACCTCCTAATTGCCACCAACTTTGTTCCAAGCAGAGCCATCAAAATAATATTCATCACCTGTGTCCAATTCAAAAAACTTGGAATTGACACCAATGTCCTCTGTTGGCTTTGTGTCTCCACTTTCTCCCTCAAGTTCAACATATAATGTGTTTCGTGCTAACTTGTTTGTGACCATCTTTCCACCTCCTATGCATCAGATGAATTTCCACTTGCATCAAATTCCTTTGCAAGTTCATGTCCAATGAGCATATCTTGAGTTTTTTTCAACTCTGCTTCTTTTTGCTCCTCAGACTCATTTGAGCCACCATCACCAATGTCACCGATTGTGTCAGTGTTTGGTGTATAGTAAACGTGTCTATTTGTGTCATAGAGAACTGCTCCAAGTCCTACATTGACAACATCAAGACCCTCAATATGTTGCATATTTTCTCGTCTGCGAATTTCATTGAGAGTCATGAATCCTGTTTCCTTTGCAAGTTTGTATGCCTCATATCTCTCTTTGATTGAGACTCTGACAATCTCCTTGACATCAAACTCAAAGAAATGGTTTTTCTTTTCTTTCTCCAAGAGCAGGTCTCTATTGAGAGCAGTTTCAAAGGCTTTCACAATTGGATATATAGCCTCTTTGAATGTTCTCTCAAAATCATCTGGATATAGGTGAAACAATGCATTGATTTCATCCTGCAATGTTTTCTTGGACTCATTCAACTGAGTTTCTACTGCTGAATTGCTTGCCTCTTGGAACTCCAGACCATTGTTGAGGACAACCACATTCTCATTGTTGTTGGCATATAGATTTGCCCAAGCCTTTTTCAAGGTGTTAATTTCATCCTGTGCCAATTTCCTTTGTGATTTGAGAAATCCTCTTTTGTTGCCTCCTGTTGACACCATTCCAAGTTGATAAAGCAGTGTTTGATATGCAGTCTCTAATGCCTTGGACACCTCAACAGTGAGTCCAACTCCACTTGCACCATCCTTGGTGTTTCTGAGTAACTTGATAAATTGCCAAGGCTTATATGTGCCATATTCTTTCTCTTTGCCTCTTTCAAAGCCACCAACAAAAATCTCATATTGCTTGAATATTGGCTCATACACTTTCATGATTGTGATATATCTATCCTCAACATAGAAAAGACCCGTCACATCATTTCTGTTCCTGCGTATGTAGCAGTAACCACCTTTTCCAAGCAAATAGTCATTGACCATTGCCTTTTTCATCTGGAATGCATCAAGAGTGTCACCTGTGTCTCCATTTAGAAACTTGACTCTGTCATCTTTTTCAACCTCCTCAACCTTGCCATCTCTGACTTTGTAAAGTTTGACAGGCATTGAGGCAATACAGTTTGAAATGAAATCAACTGCACCATTGACAGATGGCAATGTCATCACTTTGTCTCTTGTGATGGTCTCACCATTAATGAGTGCTTGCAGGAGCACATCATCAACAATCTGAGTATCTGGAGGAGTCTGTTGAGGACTCTCAGCAGATGCATCTCTCCTTTTTAGAAATTCAAACCATCCCATTGATTCTCTCCTTTCTGCTAGAATGTTTGGATCATGAAATCTGCTTGATTGAGGAACACATCCTGTTCGAGCAGGTAAACTGCATTTATCAGACTGACAACCATGTCCACCTTGCCTGTTGACTTTTTTTTGTGAACATAGGCATTTTTGTTTGTGTCATATGAACACTTGGCATTCTGAAAATTTATCTCCAAGAGTTTGTTTTCCGTATATTGAAACTCATGAGACAATATTTTTTCTCTCAACAATTTAGTTGGGGGATGCAAAACTGATGAATGTTGTCTCACCTCAACCAAATTGAATCCTGCCTTTCCATCCCTGCCTCTTTCTAGTTTTTGAGCAGTGGACAGTGCATTCCATCTGTCATATCCAATGGCTTGAATTTGGACTCCATATTTCTCCTCAAGTTTGAAAATGAAATCCTCAACAACTGCATAATCAATGACTCTGTCACCACAGGCAATCACTTTGCCTGTTTTCAAGAGGTCTCTATATTTGACTTTTTCAGAGGCTTGTTTCTCCTCAATCCTGCCATCTGGAATAAATGCAAAGACCTCTGCAAGAATGTTGTTGTCATCATCAACAGTGACCATTGACACAGATGTGTTGTCATTGGATTCAGATAGATCTAAACCAACATAGACAACTCTGCCTTGCCACTCAATGTGAGCAACCTTGCACTCCTGCACATCTTTCACATCAATATATGTTTCAGTTCCAGAGCCTTGATAAATTATGTTGCAATGCTTGGTCACAAAGTTTTCCCTTGCAGACTCAACTGCAATGGCATAGGCTCTTTTCTTTTTCAAGTCCTGCCATATCTCTGGAATTTCAAGTGAAACAGGATTTGACTGTTGCAAAATCAAATCATCTGTCTCCCATCCTTTTGTGTTGTCTGGCTCATAAAGGAGAGCAAATCTTGTCTCATCCTTTTCAATGCCATCAAGGACTTTCTTGGAATAGGCAACCTCATCCTCAAATGGATTGTCTATTGTGGGATATTTGGTGGAGATGATAAATCCCAACTTGTTGAGGATGTTCAACTGTCCAGACCTCATTGCATCAATTGCATATGATGTTGGCAGTGCTCCAACCTCATCTGCAATGAACACATTTGGCAATTTTCCATCCATCCTGCTTGTTGAATAAGACAGAGGGATATATTTGATTTGACTTGGAATAAACATGATGTAATCCCTTAAAATCTTGAATCTCTTTTGGTCTTTCCACTCATACAAAAGAGGTGATGAGCGGATTATTTCTGAGATTGCCTCTCTCACTTCTCTTGAGAGTGAACCATCTGGAGCAACACTATAAAACTTTGAGAATTGAGGCTCTGTGAGAAAAAGAATGATAAACAAGGTTGCAATGGTGAATGTTTTAAAATTTTTTCTGCATATCTCCAAGAGTCCTGTTTCATATCTCCTTTTGTCCTCATTGTCTCTATAAACTGTGCAGATTATTGCAGTGTAAAATAACCACTGATAACCTGTTGTGCAGTTGTAAAGTGATTGACCTGCTTTCAAGCCTTTTGGCATATTCAAGATTTTGAGAATGTTTTCAACCTGCTTGACTTTGTTTTCATTGACAAAGTATTTTTTGTTTTTGCCCTCATAATCTTTCATGAAAACTCTCATCTGGAGTTTCACATATTTTGGAGTGGTCTTTTTCCTAACTGATTTCTTGCAATAGTCATATGCTTTATTGTTTACCATCCATATCACCACCATTGATGATGTCCATTAGTGGATCTATTTCATCATGAGACTCATTCACATCAAAACTCTTGAGGATTCTCAGCAGTGTTGCCACTGTTTTATTTGCAGAATCAGTTGTTCTGTTGAAATCACTCACCGCAGGATTGGAATATAAATTTTTTCTGCCTTTGACATACTCTTTTGTTACTTGGAGACCATCCTCCTCAATGGACTGTTTCAAACTCTCCAAAATCTGCAACTGCACTTGATACCTTTCAAATGTGGTCACAAAGAAATAGTTGGATTGGAGTCCAGACTCCTCTGCAAGTTTTAAAATTGCATCTGCTTGCTCCTTTAAATTCATTTTTTTCATATCGCACCCCCAAATTTTCATCTCATTCTGCGATTTGTGAAACCTCTCTCAACTTTTGCAATAAAAAAACACTGTTTTAACAGTGTTTGCCTTGGTTTTGTTATGTTTTGAGCCACTTTTCCAAAAAAATCATAGTAAATATTTATTTTTGTGACTGAAAGTGGCGTGTGGTCTTGAAAAAGTTTCTTGAAAACTCATTTAAGAGGCAGGGGGGATTTCCTCCCTAGCATATACCAACAGGATTTTTGTATTTTTTAACCTCTTATGTAGTAAATACAATAATATTGTTAGTTCACTAGACAGATGCTCCACCACCTAGTCCACATCTTCTCTTTTTTTTGCTAATTCAAGCAAATAATCAACATCAATCTTTCCTTTGTCAGCTTGCTTGTGATGTTCTTGGCAAAGACAAACAAGATTGTAATTGTCCAAGAGCAGTGATGAATCATTTCTCACTTTGATGATGTGATGCACCTCAATATTCTCATATGAGATTCTGCCCTCATCTCTGCATACCTCACACAGATGATTTGCTCTCTCTCTTATCTCCTCAGACTTTTGTGTCCAAGCATATTTAGATCTGAGTTTTCTTTCCTCTCTGTTTCTGAGAATGTCTTGTCCTGCATTACACTTGAACTTTGTATCATGTATCTTTCCACATCTGGAACAAGACTTTAGCATATCCCCTCACTCCTCGTAATATTCCCAATCCTCTGCAAGCATATCTGCCTGTGATGCTAACCATCCAATCTGGACACCGCTTGTGCCTACAAAGGCAATGGCACAATTGCCAATGGCATCATGATTGGCATTGACAGTTTCTCCATAAAGATTGACATAGGATATTTTTTGAGCAAGTTCAATATATTGATTCTTGCCATTCCAACCTGCTCTTGTGAGTTTCTCTCCACATTTAACTGCAATTATTGCCTCACCAAAATTCATCTTTTTTCTCCTTTGTTCTCTCATAACATTTGCAATTGCTTTGGTTGCAGTTGGATCAGAATATCCCTCATGATTTTTCATATCTTGAGCCTCTCTCCAACATAGATTTTGTTTTTGTCCTTGATGCCATTCTTTTTCACAAGTGCATCCACAGTGGTGTTGTATTTTAAAGCAATGCCACTGAGAGTCTCACCTGCTTTGACCACATGGATTCTTGTCACATTTGTGGTTTCTTTAGGCTCTGAGACTTGTGTTTCCTTTGCATATCCATTTTTGCCTGCCTTTTTTATGACAGATGGAAAATCAATATATGCTTGGTCAACATCAACTTGATGCCCTGCAATATGACCATTATCTGTGTATTGCCACATATCAAATGCAGAGAATGACACTGTTGGTTTTGTGTTTGCACTAACAACCCATTTTGCAACCCATTTTGTATAATTCTTTAGTCTGGAGACATCAATCTTGTTGTTGAACCATGAAAGAGATGCATAGACTCCAACATAATAGTTTTTAGACTCCAAATAATTGCAGAATCCAATGATTGCATCTGTGACACCTTTTTTGTCATTAGACTGCCAATTTTTATCCTCAATATCAATGTATATTGGCATTTCAAACTTTTTGCCCTGCAAACAATTCTTATAAAAGAATTTTGCCTCTGCCTCACCCTCTGCCATAGTCTTTGCAGTAGAATACCAATAAGCACCCACAGGAAACCCAATTGTCTTGGCTTGCTGATAAAATTTTTCAAAGGCACTATCAATCATTTTCTTTCTGATGATGCCATAAGTGGAATATCCACCTCTGAGGATTGCAAATTCATATCCTGCATTTTTAATCTGTGCAATTGTGAGATTTGCTTGATATTTTGAAATGTCAATGCCTTTCATCATCCTTGCCCCTTTCCATGAGTTTATTTGTCAAAATTTCTCCTCCTCAACTTCTGGGAGTCCTGCAAGGCTTGTGAGAAGTGACAATATACCTGCAAGAACTGATGCAGAGGCAACTGCCACCCAATCAACATCAGATATGACAACAGATGTGCCTATCATAGCAATTGCAGTTTGAGCAACTGTTTTGATTGCTCTGATTCCTGCATATTTCCACCACTTTTTTGACATAAATCTCACCTCCCAAATGACTTGCACCAAAAAGAGGAGCAAGTCCGAAAACTTGCCCCTCATGGGTGAAATAATGATTATGAAAAATAATATTCTCTACATGAACAATAGCATAATTTTTTTCGCATTTTCTTGCATCTTTGTATTGACTTGTAAAAATTTTTCTGTTTTAGTATCATCTTTTTGTTCAATCTTTGAACATTCTTTGAACAGTCATTGTTCAATCTTTGTTCAAACATTGTACAAGTATTTGAAAGTTAAGGAGAAATAATGAAATGAAAACAGTATTGATTTTGAATCAAAAAGGTGGTGTTGGAAAAACTCTAATTGCAGATGAACTTGCCTTTGCTCTGGAGAGAGATGAAATCCCATTTAATTTTTTTGACATGGATGGTCAAGGCTCACCAATTCACAAAACATCAAAAATGACAGATGCAGAGGTGCAAATCATTGACACCGCAGGTGCTCTCAATGCAGACATGGGAAAATGGATTGAAAATGCTGACTTTGTTATTATTCCAACCATGATGTCATCAAGAGATATGATTCCTCTTGAGAGAATGATTGAAATTTGCAACAAAAACAAAGGCTCAAAACCTGTGCTCTATGTGTTCAACAGATGGAACAGATTTTCAATCTCAAGAGATTTTATTTCTTGGTTTAACAATAAATATCCAGAATTAAAAACAACAATCATCTCAGACACAGTTGCCTTTGCCCAAGCAGGAGCACTTGGAAAGTCTATTGTTGAATTTCAACCTAATAACAAAGGCTCAATGGATATTGAAAAAATCTACTCAATTGTAAAATATGAACTTAATCTCAAAGACAGGAGAACTGCATAAATGAGTGAAAATTACTTTGACAGAATGACCTCAAATTTAATGGATGACCAAGAAAGCAAAAAGAATGCTCTTGGACTTGATTCTAATAAACCAACAAAAAAATCACATCTCCATGTAACTATTCCAAAGGCATCAATGGATAAATTGAAAGCTAAAGCCAAAGAAAGACATTTATCTGTGTCTGTCCTAGTACAAATTTTGATTGATGAAAACTGTTAGATTGTTCAATCTTTGAACAATGTTTGAACAATGTTTGAACATAAAAAAGAGGGAAATCTCCCTCTTTTTTAGTTTAACTAAAATAATAACTTAAATATTTAACTTAAAATTTTAGATGTTATTTTAAATTAAATTCATTTTAATTAATTCTAATTAAACTCCCATTAATATTATGAACCTTGATTGAACCCGACTCACTAAATTCTGGAATAGTTTTATTTTCACTCCTCACCATAGTCCATCCATTTTCCATAATGTCATTTTCAAATATCCAATCTTCTTTATAACATGACACATATAGAAAATCATATGTTTCAAAGCCAAAAATTAAAGCATGAATAATGTGATACACAAGGCATTTAGATTCTTGTTGCCATTTAAGTGCTCTATCCTTTATTTCAGATGAAACCTCAACAATCTTTCCCTTTTCAGAACAATACAACTTGTTATTATTTTGAAACTCATCTATCACACATTGGTCAAGAGATAGTTTTTTCATTCTCTTTAAAGCCTCTGTTTTCATTGATTCCAAGTTTTCAAGTATTTCATCATCTATCAATTTACTCATTATTTCTCCTTATATCCTTTTGAATTTTGTCAAGAATCCTATATATTTGAGACTCTGAATAATTCATGGCTCTGGCAATGGCATATGGTCTTTTATTGTCAACATACTTCATGCAGTAAACTAGATCTAGTTTGTCTTTTGATGCTCTCAACTCTTTTTCTTTAAGTTTGAGCAACCTTTCCCTGTCCTCCAAAAGTTGCCTTGCCTCAGTGAGTCTCTCATCAATTTGAGCCTTTTCCTTTGCAATCAAGTATTCATCAAATCCATTGTCTAAAGTTCCCCCTTGAACCTGCAATTTGTCATATCTGATGGCATTGGGTTGAGTCCTAGTGAATAGATTCTCTTTTTCAGTCAGAATCTCATTGTATTTAATTTGAATCTCATTGTATTTGCATTTATAAATTTCATAATCAATAAAAACTCCCCCCATGCAACTATTTCCCCCTTTTATTGTTGCTTATCAATGCAAGAGCCACCAATGTGATGCATATTAGTGCAGTGATTATCACAGATGTTTGCATTCTCTTTCACCTCCTTGTCATGACAGTCCTCACAAATCCATCCTTTATCTGCTCCCAACCAAACCATTGGAGCATTATTGGAACAACATCTTGGACATATATCAAAACCAAAACCCCAACTCATTTCTTTTTCCTCCCATGCTTGAGTGAACTTGGTCTTTGGGCAGTAGATGATTTTCTTTTTCTCTCCTGCTCCATCTCATAGAGTTGCATTGTCACAAGTCTTTGCTTGTAATCCTTTTCTCTCTCCTCATTTGCCCTTTTTTTATAATCTGCATATCTTTCACAGGATGCATGGCACTTGATGTGTCTGTCTGGACAATCTTTGCATGGAGCATAGACCCCTCTGATGCTCATGACTCATCCTCCAATCACTCTTGGTCTTGGCTTGCTTGGCTCAAACTGAGAGCATTCAACCCTCACTTTGAAAAAGGGATGAGTGATTTTAATATCAATCTCATCATATCTGTTTCGAGCCTCACAAACCTTTCTGTGATTGCAAGTGTCGCATGGTCTTTCTTTTGGTAACATAACTAAATCCCCCCTTTGCATTAGTTCAAAAATGTGTCATCAATAATTTTTTGAATAGCATCAGAAATCTCTGCATCTGATGGTGTTCCTGCCTTTAACACATCACAATAATCATTGACATCAATAAATCCATTCACCACCATTTGTCTTGCAATTGATAGTGAAAGAGACAATATATCAAACCCACTGCCCTCCAGATGAATCTCTACCTCACCACTGTCATGCATTTTCGCAATAATCTGTGCAGAATGCTTTTTCTCCTCAGTTTTCATTTCTCATTCCCCTTTTCTTTTTTCTTGATCTGTCCTCTGTCTTGTCCAAAGGTTGTCCTTGGAGATTTTCATTCATCATGTACCTCCTTGACTAAAATCACATGACTCTTTTTAAAACACAAATGACTGCCATTTGGCTTTTTAACATGATAACTAAATGGTTTCAATCCATTGTTACTGTCATAAACACCTTGCCATCCTAATATTCCAATGACAAAGTCATCATCATTAAATTCAATAATTACTTTTTTCCCAATCAATGAATCTAGCTTTTTATCTCTCCTGTTTATTTTCATTTCCATTTCCCCTATTCAAATCTATATTTCCCTAACATAATTCACATAAGATTTTTTAAAAAAATATTGTTCACCATCTTTTATCTCAATGTAATAACTAAATGAATGGAATCTCTCTTTACAAAATTGATTGTTCCATTTCAAAATTCCCCTCAGTGGCTCACCATGACCTTTCATGAAAGAAATATAAACTCTCTTTCCAAGTAATGAGTCAAGTTTTTCATCTCTTTTGCTTTGTTTCATAACTTTTCCCCTAATAACCAAAATAATGGTCTCCAACTCTATATGCAGGCTCACAATATATGTTATAATTGCCTGCGGTAAAGAAAAGGATGTCCTCATCCAATCTTTGTCCATACAATTCCAATCTCACTGCCTCAAAGGTTTCCTCAGATGGCTCTGAAATCCTTGCCATTGAACCATCCCAATAGGTAGTGAACTGATATTTCTGTGATATGACTCCCTCAATGGTATCTGGAAACCTTGGTGATTCAACTCTATTGAGAATCACATCAGCAACAAGTCTCTTGCCAATGATGTCTTGATTGCCTGCCTCTGCCTCAACACAGAGTGCAAGGATTTCCAGAGAATCACAGAACTCCTCTTTTTCAAGGTCAATTTCTCCTACCTCCACAACATCAATTTTGTTTTTTGTGATTGATGGATTTATATATAGCTCTCTGACCGCCATATTTGCCCCATTTCCGCATTTTGATGTGTTAGGCATACTTTTTCCCACTGACATACTTTGAAAGCCTAGAAAGCCCATATATGCAAGCAGAACACATATCTCAATTTGTTTTTTCATCTCTCACTCCCCTTTTTTCAACTCATGTCCAATCCTCTCCATCACCAATCAAATATTGTTGCCTCAATTTCTGAGTCTCCAACTTTAGTGATGCAGGCAACTTTGCCTCCTGCAACTTTCTCATTGCTAAAATGTTATATATCTTTTCAAAGTGTGCTCTGTCTGCAACCTCATTCTCACTCATACAAAGAGTTGTGAATCCAATTCTCTCAACTGCCTGCCTTGTGAGTGGTGATAATGAGTCCAGAGCCTCACTTGCTCTCATTCTGCCAAATTTTCTGATGGCTCTTGTTGTCTCCTGCCATGCTTGACCCCAATCTGGCAGCTCTCCAATTGTCACTGAGGTTGACATTTCTCTGATGTCTGCAATTGTTGGAGACCATTTATTCAAGGACACCCATTTTTGAATGCCTGCCTCTGCAACCTTGTATGGAATATCCTCAAGTTGCTTGAACCACAATTTTTTTGACTCAATAGTCTGCAAGAGTTTTTCTTTTGGATAATACTCTTGGAGAGCCAATGCAATAAGTGCAAATTCCTCTTTTGTCACATTCAATCACCTCCCAAGAAATCCTCAATGCTCATTTGACCTGCAAGTTGGTCATCCTCAACCTTGTCCTCAATTATTTCTCGATAGACTGCAAGTTTTTCTCTTTGCTCTGGCTCATAGCAATCAATCTCTAAACAAAAATCATTGTTGATTAGCTTGTTGCCATGAATAGTTGGCAGATTCCTTGGCAAATATCTTTTGACCTCCAAATCAAGAACATCCTTTGGAGCATTCTTTGGAGCAATGCACATGACCTTGATTGGATAACTAGAATCATATTGAGTCACTGTGACCACTTCACCCTCTGGAACAGGACAATTAAATCCATAGTCCTTTTCTATCACCCAAGGATGTTTTTCTCTTTCCTCAACTCTTGCATCACAAGGATAGAGTCTTGCTTTTTTTGAAATCCTAAATCCTTGAATCCACTTGCCACCACCATTCTCTCTGACAGTGATCTGCATTCCCTCAAGGCTCTCACTTGCTCCCATCACTAAATCTCTAACTGTCATTTCAACCTCTTAAAAATTCATCCCATTCATCCTGTTTGGCTTGCTTTGAATCCTTGTCATCATAATTGCCATCAAGAATTTTGCTCATGTTGGCATCTTTAATCATCCAATCAAATGTGGCAGTCCAATCCCTGTTGTTCTTTCCCTTGAGGAATGATGATGCCTCTGCCTTTTCAAACATCAATTGAAATTCCTCAATGGTGTATGTTTTCAATCTTGCTTTAATAGCTTTCTTTCTAGCCTCAGAGAGTTTGGTGAGTCTGGGGAATGACACGCAAGTGTCATTGTACAAACCAATTATCTTTTGATAATTGGTTGACTCTATCTCTTTCTCTATCTCTATCTCTTTCTCTTTCTCTTTCTCTATCTCTGTGTAACAAAAAGTAACAGGTGGTAACAGAGAGGTAACATTGTTACCATTTTCAATTTGTTTTTGTTTGTCTTTTGCTCTCTTTTTCCGCATTAATTCAGCTTTGTCAGTCTCTTTCCCAATAAGTGCAGGAACTTCATTCAAAAGAAATTCAGTCTCATTTATTTGTTGGAGCAGACCAACATTTTGCAAATATGAAAGTGTAACTTTGACATTTTCCTCATCCTCATCCAAGGCAAGTGCCAATTCTTCTGCAAATGAGTTTTCAACTCCCTCAAAATATAAATATCCCTCATCTCTCAAACTGAGGAGTTGCATTTTTAAATATATAATGGTGTATGTGTCACCACCTGCAATTCTTCTTAATTTCTTCATAGCTAAACTTTTAAAAAATTCCTCTTTCAATCGTAACCAATAATATTTTTTTGCCATTTTTTCCTTTCCCTTTCCCCCAAATATCTCCAAATCTGATTAATTGAATGGCAAATCCTCATCAATACCATCTGGAATGTTCATGAATCCATCTGCATCTGTCTGAGGCTCTGGAGTGGAACTGCTTTCTTTTTTGCCCTCTGCAAAATCAAATCTCTCAACTATGCAGTCATTGGTGTAATACTTTGCACCATTCTTTTCATATGAGCCTGTCTGCCATCTGCCCTCAACTAAAATCTTTTGACCTTTTCGGAAATATTTTTCTGCAAACTCAGCAGACTTGCCAAATGCAACACAATTGATGAAATCTGCACTCTGCTCTCCATCTCTTTTAAATGCTCTGTCTACTGCAAGAGAAAACTTTGCAACTGCTTTCTGCTCTGCTCCTGCTGAATATCTAATCTCTGGATCTCTTGTGAGTCTCCCAAGTAAAATGACTTTATTCATCCTCTACCTCCTTTGATTTTGCTCAATAGCCTTTGCCAAATTGATTGTCTTTGCTCCTCATATTCAAGAAAATGAATCTCAATTTGGTCAAAAGTCTTTGGATCAATGGGAAAAATTTCAAAATCCTCTGGCATTACAATCAAACCATCTTCAATCATTTGCCTTGTATATAGATTTTTAAATTCCTGCAATTTAACTTTACTCAGATGCCTTTTTGCTTTAATAATCATAAAAGGCTTGACAACTTCATCACTCATCTGCCAATTCCTCCTTTTCCTTTGCCAGGTCTGCCTTGATTGCATCTGTATTCAAATAACCTTGTGCATCCATCCACCCCAATAATGTTGTTGGACAAAAATCTACTCTCATGTTTATGGAATACTCCTTAAATTTTTGAACTAATCTTGTCCTTTCAGCTAAACTTGTAACAATTGACCCCATTTATTCCTCCTTTTGAATTTCCAGACATTCTCTAATGCTATTGATTGCATTTTTTGTGCCATGATTCCATCCTTTTTCAAAAGCTGTTTCTGGAGATTCAAAACACGCTTTTTCTAATGAATCACAACTTATACTTATCAATTTGATTCTATTTTTATAATTTTGTTTCAAATTCTCCTTT